TGATCATTACGTTTTTCTGCCATTTTGCCGACTGTGTCTGCAATAGAACTAACATCTGCATGTACTTCTGCAATTCTGGTGTCTACTGATTCCAGCTTGAGTTCCAGCATCTTGTATCTCTCAGCACACAATTCAACGTGGGCTTCCAAACTCTTTTTTTCAATCTCGGTTGTGTCGACCATGTCAAATCTCCAATGACGTATTTATGGGTTCAAACCAAATGTTTTGATCTGCACCTTGGGTGACCAACACTGTTTCTTGCGTGAGAGTTTCTAACAATCCTGTTATCATAGGTACGCCTGCGCACTCGTCAACTAAGCCTGAAATATCATCTTCATGACCCGATGTGCTGTATACTAGACCTGATTCTACTTCAAATTCAAAGCTCCAGATTCCCGAGGCGTGCCCCAGGCTAGCAATTGATATAGGTTGTGTTCTTAAACTGATCAACTGGGTCAGCGTTTCCCAGTTTCGTTGTTGATTACGGGCATAATTCCAAGACTGTAGGTCTTGTATTTTGCGCCCGACGCGATCGCTGAAAGGCACCTGGCTGGGTCTGAAATGACCTGTGACCCCGGTAGCACTGCAATCAAAAAAAGTTCTACAAATGATTTTCATTCTACGGGTATTTAACGGCCAACAAAAAGCCCAGGATATTTCTAACCTGGGCTCAGATACTAATCAGTTAGAGATTAGGAAGCAGCTAGTTTGAAACCAATGCTTGTGCAGCTATCCAACTGATAACCTGTGTAGGTAACGTTGGCAGCAGCCAAGAATACAGCAGCTGATGTGTTGGTAGTAGCGTTGGCAAATGCACCTGTTGGGAAGGTTGCAAAGCTCAACACAGTACCATCAACTTGGTACATTGCAACGGTAGCAGTTTGTTGAATAGCTTGAATAACGTTACCAACATACTCTTGCACGCCTTGTTGTGTAGCAACAGAAGTGTTAGCAACAACGCGGAAGAAGTCTAGCTTAGGACCAGCGGGGTTCACTGGAGTAGCTGCGGTAGAAGCAGAAGCTGCAACTGGACCGTTGAGAACGTCGATGTTAAATACCGGTTGTGAGTCACCGTTTACTGGGGTAATATATGCCATTTTGATTTTCCTTTAAGTTAGTGGGTCTTTGACCCTGCACTTATTTATACAAGTGACAAAAATCACCTTGGTTGAGGATTGTTTTGCTGGCGATTTTGAGCAGCAAAAGCATTGGGATCAAAGCGATTTACTGCTTTTGCATAGCCTGCAGGGGTAGCCATTACCCAGCCTTCTTGCCCTGGATGCTCAAGATCGGCCTGTTTCAAAATGTCCATTTTGATGTCATGCAACAACAAAAATGCTGTGAATGCAGCGGCCATGGCCTGTGTGTTGCTAGTAGGGCTTTGTAGGTATTCTACAATATTGCGGAACTTTTGTGGAGTGACTTTGGTTTTGAGCCACTCGCCAAACTCAGGCAGTAGTGTTTGCGGGTTCAAAGGAGTACCTACCTTGGTATTGATATAGTCCACACACAGTTTGGCCAAGTCAGTGATCTTGTTGGCACGTAGTTCTACTGGGTTAAACAAGGTGTTGATTGCTGGTCCGTTGGCGCGAACCAGTTGCTTTAGCTGAGTTACCTTGGCAGAATCTGTAGCTAGCGATTTTGGAGTAGCTGGGCGTTCTAACATGAGTCCAGGTACTTCGTTGAACTTGACGCCACTTAGTGGTTGGCGTGCATCGCCTTGGTCAGCATACATGCTGTGAATAGCAATACCTATGTTGCTGTTGCCAATTCGTTGTCCCAAGGAACTTCGAGCTGGAATTTTGTACTCAATAGTGTTGGGGCGGAACACATAGTTGCCTGCTATTTCTGGAGGTGTCTGCATGTACAACAGATCTCCCTTAACATAGCCGCGGAATCCATCAGGCAATGCTGCTTCTAGTATTGGAAACAGTGTGGCATACAACTGGATCAGTTCTGTTCTATCACCTGATCTTTTGCTTTGAATGTCAGCCATCATGCGCGGACTTGTAGCAAGGCCATCATATCCCTTGGCTTCAAAGCCCGATCCGTCAGTGAGCACAAACTCACCTGTGGAGGGTTTGCGGCCAAAAATCACAGCTGGTTTGCCGTCCCACTTGGCAGTGGTTGTAGAAGGCTGTTCTGTAGCATGCTTTACAATTTCCAGTGCGTCAACTATACCTTGGGTACCACGGCGAAACACTAGATCTTCTAAGTGCTCAATACCTTTGGCCCGGCCACCTACACCAGCTGCTTCAGCTTCATACAATTCGTAGGGATTGCTACGCCCCGGAGCTTCTACCAAGGGCATCATGCCTTGGTTAACAATGCGATCTCGCAGTCGGCCCAAGAAGCCCACACCATCTTCTGCCACGGGCTGTTGTGGCTCTTGTAGACCTTCACGTGCTAGATATTCACGAAAGTCTTTTAGTTTGACTTCTCGGTCAGGATCATTGCTGAGTGCTGTGTAAATGCTTTCAACATTCTTTAGATTCTCTTGAGAGAATGCAGGACCCAGCAGGACCTTGGCCACATAGTTGGGGTCTTGTCCGCCTCTGACCAATTCATTTGTGGCACGGCTAAACATACCATTGGCACCTACTTTGAGTCCCAAAGCTTTGGCAATACTTGACATCAACACATTGCGATTCATGCCTTTGTAGTTGGATCCTTCTGCGCCACCGTAGAAGAATGTGCCCCAGTCCAAATTAGGGAAAAACATAAAGTCTGTTTGTACATAGCCTTTGTTGGGATCGCCAGCAATGGGAGTGCGGAAATGCACTTCTCCAGCTTTTTTAACCCACTCACGTGGATCTTGTTTTTGACTCTGCACAAACTGTGTGAGCTTGGCAGCAAGTTGATCTTTGTTGATTTCGCCAAGATCCACGGCCAAGTCTAAGTCGCCTGACGTGGGCTTGCGTCCTGTAGACCCCAACCAACGTTCCTCAGGAAATTCCATGCCCAAAACTTTTTCAAGATACGCAATAGTAGCAGGTACATCTGCTTGATTGATACGTTGTGTCAGCGGCTGGCCTTGTTTGTCTTTAAAGACATTACCGCCTTCTAGTAGAGTATGTAGTAGTTTCATGGGTTAGTAGTGTTCTTGGCCTGAAGTTGCTGAGCCATTACATGGCTAGGGTCTCTGGCGTCAAAAGGTTTGTTGTTGTACAACATTTTATTTTGTTGATCAAATGTAATTTTTGCTGGTTGTGTGCCACCGGCAGTTGGTGCTGCAAATGCCTTGACGTTTTGCGCCTGAGAAATCATGGTGGCTAGACTGTTCCAGGCACGACTCATTGCAGCAGGATCAGCTTTGGGTGCCACTGTGGCCTTGACCACTTCTTCTTTGGCTTGCATTAGTTGTTTAATAGTGAGCTGACTTTGGCCGCTGGTGTCTTTGGCCGCAGCCAAGCTAGACACATCAAAACCAGCCAGACTGTTGATCAATGCCTGTAGCTCAGCTTCGATAGTGGGCAATTTGATTTGTGACGCACTTAGTACCTTGGGCTCACTGGTCATAATCATGTTCTGTACTTCTGCGGTCCAGGTTTCTTGTGCTTTCTTGGCCAAGGCCTGAACCATGCCAGCATTCATTTTCATAGCAGCACCTTGCCGTTGCCCCACTCCTACTTTATCCGGTTGATCGCCTAGGTCGATGCCTTGTGTGGACGCTGCTTTTTGCGCCAAAGCACCACCAAGGGTCTTGGCCATTGCACCTAGTACTTCGTTGACTGGGCGGTGTGTTATTTCATGAATCTGCATCGGTTTTCCTTACTGATCTGGAGAACTTTCCAGAGTCCTTGGTTCTTATGGCGTTGAGCAATTTGCGTGTGAGATTGTCTGCTTGATCGCTGGGAAATTCTGCCTCAATTTGTTCTATCAAACGGACAGCAGAAGCAATCACATTGCTAGCACGACTTTCAATGATATGCCGACGGTCTCGCTCAGCATACTTTTCTTCGTACAATGTGTCTAGTTCTTCCAGGATACTTTTTGTTTTCTTCTGCATTGTTCACAGGCCTTTGGATTATTTAGCGGATTCTGAATTCTAATAAATATCTACAACTGCTGCATAGCAAAGGAACAACATGACCAGTCAAATCAATCCCCAGGACATCAACGGCAACTACCCTGTTGCCGGGCAACCCAATAACACCAAAGGGTTTCGTGATAATTTCACCAACACCAAAACCAATTTTGAGTACGCTGCCAACGAAATTACTGAACTACAGAATAAAGCTGTGCTCAAAGAGGCGTTAACTGGTGGTACCTTAGATAACAACATGAATGATGCCTTGATCTATGCAGCCAAGATACAAGATTTTAGCGCAACATCAGTGCAGATTGCAACCACTTCGGGATCAGTCAGTATCAACTACACAGCAGGGCATTATCAGCGTGTGAGCACCACAGGCAGTATTCAGTTGGGTTTTTCCAACTGGCCTGCCAACAATTCAGCTGGTTGGGTACGTGTGGCCATAAACATCACCAACGTTGCACACACAGTGACTTTGCCTGCTGAAGTAAGTGTGGGCACCACTGGCATCCAGGGCCTAGCAGGAAGTGTGATCACATTTGCTGCCACCGGTACATACACCTTTGAGTTTGTGAGCTATGACAGCGGCACAACTATTACTATCCAAGACCTTAGCCGTCCATTAAATCGTTACACCAATGGAGTGACTTCTAATTCTGCCACGGCCGGTATTGGATACGCTACAGGTGCAGGTGGTGCTGTGACACAAGGTACCAGTAGAACCACAGGTGTTACACTAAACACAGTATCTGGTGCTATTACTTTGTTTTCTGCTGCTGGATCAACATCTTGGCAGAGCTTTACTGTAACCAATTCCACAGTGGCTGCAACTGACGTGATTATTGTAAATCAAAAATCTGGCACTGATCTGTATGAATTACACGTTACTGCTGTGGCTGCTGGTAGTTTCCGTATCAGCTATAAAACCACTGCAGGAACCACTACTGAACAACCAGTCTTTAACTTTGCTGTGATCAAGGCTGTAGCCGGCTAATTAATTCTGCTAATTCAGGAAACGTTTCAGCTAGATCTTGTTCTCGTAACAGGTCTAGCTTTTTTGTTGACTCCACGAACTTGAGCCACAGCTGAGGTTGATTGTCCAGGGGCATGTCCATAAAATCCAAGATACTGGTGATTTGCCAGTTAGGCGCACCTGCTTCTAACTTGGCGCGAACTTGCTGTTTGATGCTGCCGGGCAGAGCCCGCACATTGAGATATTGAGGGTGGTGCACCATGTTGTAAAATACCTGAACACCACGGGCACAAAAATATTCTTGTAGGTCTACCACCTGTAATACATTCAGTATACACACAGTAATACAGACATGCATGCGAATGTTGCTGTGATTGTGTACCAGGTCCTGGTAACGAGCAAGATTTGTCTCTACAGTGCTCCAGGTTTCCCCATAACGGATGTAATCGTAATGTGCTCCAACACCATCAATACTAAGATCAATGACCACGTTTTTGAACTGGGCAAGAATATCTATGTAGTCTTGATTCCATACTGTGCAGTTGGTGTTGATGTGTATGCTTTGTTGTGCTGCTCGTCCTGACGCTACACTTTTTTGTAGGATCACAAACACATTGTCCAACAGCATGGGTTCTGCTCCGTAGATATCATAGTACTCTACATCAGAGAACCAGATTTCTAAGTCTGCCCAAAGTTGTGTGTTATCGCGGTCATAGCTGGTACGAATACGACGCCATCCATCAAGATACTTGCGATAGTCAGGTTCCCATTTTTGAGCTTCAACTTCCCAGTAGTCTCGATACCACTTGCTGCTGACTTCGGGCCAACAGGTTCTGCAGGCCAAGTTACAGGTGTTGCCAGGTTTGAGATCTACCAGTTGTGGACGATCAGGATTGACCGTCATGTCTGCAAACAACTCATTGTTGATGGTTCGACGGCTAGCCCGGCCTGCACTTTCTTCATTCCAACAAGCACTGCAATTAGGATGTTGAATACCAGCTTCAAGATCTGCTTGTATTTGTTTTCGGGTAGGACTGTTCCAAGCCTGCTCAATAGTGCCTGTGTCTAGGTATATTTCCTGTCCAGACTCGTCTTGCAAATAAGTTTGGCTGTGACAGCACAGCAAACATCGTCCTGAATTGTGTAGTGCTAGGCCTGTGTCGGCCCAAGCACAATACAAATTTTTGCCTTTTTCCATTGTGTACGTATCCTATGATTAAATATGTATGCTATGACAGAACTATCCACTATATTCACTCCCATTCGTTATCTTGTGAGCAAACTGCATCTCAAAATGCCGTTCAGCTACGAAGATATCATTGCAGAACTAGAAAACGAAGAGTGGAAACCACACGGCGAAGTAGCTCCTGTGGGACACAATCCTTGGCCTGGATCACGATACAAAGTACTGAATCCAAAGTGGGAAAATCAACGGTTGGTTGCTATCAGCAATTACTTTCGTAGCAACAACTTCAAACGCCAAAGCATTGATTGGATGTACGACAACTATCCTGGAACTGATGTTGCTTGGGGTATGGATCGAGACACCATGTTTCGACAAAGTCAAACACACATTGAGTTTACTCGTGACATGCCAGGTTTTGTCAATGCACTACACACAGACTATCGCAAACTGATTGCCACTGGCATGGTATACTTTAGCAACCAAGACACTGAAGACCTAAGTAGTTATTTTTATCGTACAGAACAGCGTGACGATCCTGTGCGTATGACCACCAATTTTGGAGACGGCTGGTGGCATCTTAATGGACACTACACCTGGCACGAAGGATGGAATCGCACAGATGCAGTGAGATACAGCGGCCTGTTGGGTCTCACTATATACACCGCTGATGCTCCTGTATGGCCTGGTCAGTGATTAACCTGACTTGATCTTGCCCAGCATCTGCTTTAGTTTAGAGCTTTGAACATCTGCTGAAACTTTGGGTCCTTGTTCCCAAGCAGGGGTTCCTGTTGCTCTTTCCCATGGAGCACCGCTACTTGTTTCGGCATCAGCAGCCTTGATCTGACTTTTGGCCTTGATTGATTCCATGATAGAACTTTGCGGTTTGTTGTATCCGCCTTCGTCCCCGCCTTCATCAGTAATACGCATAGTGTCAATGTTATACTCCAAATCAATTTTTTGACCAACGCCGGTCGAGCTTCGAGATTTCATACACTGTATCTGATACTTGCCACGCTCTTTCATAGCGCGACTTGTAAAGATACCAAACACGTTGTCAGCTGTGTTAATTTTACTGATACCACCTGAAATGTGGCTATGATCAAATTCAATTTCTTCCACAGCACTTCGATTCAACTGCGATGCAGTAACCATCAACACCCCAAGTTCCTTGGCCAAGTTACGCAATTCTTCTGATACATACTTGTCTTTCACAAACAAGTCGTTGGGGCTGACTTTGGCACTCACGGGCATCAACAAGTCCAAGTAGTCGATCATCATAAAGTCTACTTTGATACCTGTTTGAATCTGTACTTCTTTGATGTAACTGCGGATGTCATTGATATTGCTTTGTGCTGGCAAAGCTTTGACCCTGTATTTGCCTGCTGTACGAGCTGTCATCTTGACCTTGAGCTCTGCACTGTCGATGTCCTTGCGAATGTCCTTGGTGCTCATACTGGTCAGCATGGCATCAGTTCGCAAGCTGGTAAGTTCTTCACTCAATTCAAGACTGATGTACACGCCACTGAGCCCTTGTTGCAACCAGTTCAGCGCAATGTTCATCATTACAAGACTCTTGCCTGAACCTGACCCACCAGCAAAGATGTTGAGTTCGCCACGACTGAATCCGCCATACAACAATCGATCCATTTGTGGCCAGCCTGTTGAGACTTGTCCACCTGAATTGAAATACTTGTTGATACGACCTGCAGGATCAGCAAAGTAGTCTGTGCCCATGTCCTTGGTCAAGCTGATTTGCACAGCATCCTTGATCAGTTTCTCTACAGGGTCAAACTCACCCTTTTCCAACAAGTCTGCTGCCTTTAAAATAGCACGTTCTAGTTCTTGGCGTTTGGTAAAGCTTTCAAACTCAGCCATAAACCACTCATTGTGACCCTCGTTGAGTTCGGGCACAGCCTGCAATGTGATACCACATGCCGCAGATATCTGTGTGCGATCTGGCAGAGTTTTGTACTTGTCTGAGTGCTCTTTGATAAACTCTGCGGCTTTGCGCAAACTGCGGTCAAAGTTTTCTGGATTGTAAATGTTCTGCACACGCACATACGAGCTGGCATCTTCCAACATCATTTCCAAAAACAGTCGTTGTACTTCAGTGTTGTATTCTTTTAACAAGTGATTTTTTCCTTAGTTCAATCTTGATCCGGCTGGTTTCCCGTGCCTGCATAATAGTTAGCAAGGCGCCCAAGCGACCATATTTCTTCACAGCGTCGTTGACATCCTTGACACCTTCTTGCCAGTTGGGTATGCTCACTGCCCAGCCTAGTTCCACAGCACGGTCAATCAAGTCCAAGCCTGCTGTGTCCTGGTCAGGTACCACGGTGATTTGACGATCCAAGCTGCGTATTAGTCTAGCTTGAGCATCATTGATGTCATTGTGCATTAGACCTAGGCCGCCAATACTGAGTGCATCAAATATACCTTCAGTCACAATCACATGTTGCCAGTCTGCTTGTTGTAGATCAGTACCAAACACATAGCCAGGCTGACTGTCGCTGAAGTACCTGGGGTTGTGTGCATCCAAAAAACGCTTGGTCCAGCCTACCACACGGTTGTTGTGTGTAAACGGTACGATGATACCTTTGCGCTTGCTCATGGGGTCGATCATGAAAGGGAAATCCATTGGCGCATAACGTGCCAACAAATAACTCCAGTATGTGGTACCAGGCTGCACAAACTCTGCGCCTGCAGGCAACTCACGTTCTTCAAACTCAATGCCTTGCAACACGTTGAACGTGCGTTGTCGATCCTCTATTAGACCATTGACACTACGGTGACGCAGACTTTCTAAATTGGCAAATTCGATATCTCTTTCGGATACGCCCAACCAGCTCAAGAGCCTGCGGGCTTTATAGCTTATAGTACGGCCCTGGATAAAGCTGGCAGTGTATCCGCAGTTGAAACAGTGATAGCTCCACCCTTGATCAGAAAGTTTGATACCGCCACGACTGCGTCGGTCTGAACTGGAACCATTGTGATGACAACACACTGCATTAAAGCTCAACCAGCCGCTGGGGCTTGATTTGCGCTTGGCAGGTAGGTATGTAAGAATGTCCAGCATCTGTTGATTATAACAGAAGCAGGCTTATCTATAAAGTAAATTGGTAACAGTACCGTTGTTTATGACAACATTGGCATATGTAGGACTGCCAAATGTAATGGGCAAATATCCTGCACCACCTGCGGTGACTGTGATAGCACCAATCTGTCCATTGCCAGCATAGGATCCCACAGCTTCGGCGCCTGCACCGTTGCCCACGATAATCACGTTGGGTGCAGCAATATAGTTCTGTCCTGGATTGGTTACAGTGATACCAGTGACCACACCATTCACAACTGTAGCCGTAGCTTGTGCGCCCCAGCCCTGACTTTGGTTGAATGCCACACGTATTAAGGGGTGGAAGCCAGGCACATTGAGATATATGGTGCGAGTCTCATTGAGATACTGTGTACTAGCAGTGACGTCATACCATGCGGACTCATAGTCTTCTGCTGCTTGTGCTTTGATTGTACCAGTGAAGTGATGCAGATCCATTTTGATTGTGGTCAGGCTGGCACCGTGAGTGGGAATTTGACTGCTGTAAAATTCTGTAGTTTGAGTGTAGTTCTGCGGCTGAGGCGTCAATGCCCAGTCCGGCCATCCTGCAGGAGGATTCTGTGGCCAGGATGTTGGGCCATATATTGTGGGAATGGTTAAATTGCTGCTGAGTTGAAATTCAGGGAATATAGAATCCACAATGTTGCAGTCTGCACGAGCCTGGCTGTTGGCGTCTGTGTACACTGCCTGCACATAGTCTCCGGATGTGCGCTGAATACTGTAGCTAGCTGGCTGTGCTGTGAGATTGATAGTGTCCGAAGTAGTCAACGTCACTTTGACTCTACCCAACGGGGCACTGAGAATGGTCATATCTTTGGCCAACAACAGCTCGTCACCGTCTTGGCTGATCAATCTAAACACAAAGGCACTGCCAGTGATGTTCACAGGCTTTTGGTCCTGGTTGATGAATTCAAACAACAGCACGTTGTCCACGCCCTTGTTGATAGTTAGTTGTTTTGCGTACACTGGGTTATACCTCGCTTGGAAATAGCCACCACCGGTGTCAATCAATAATACTTTGGTAATCTGTTGGTATAAGTATGCTGTGGTGGAATACATAGGATCCTCGAACAATATTTATGGGCAACGACATCTTTACTAAATTGGCAGAAAAATACCCCTTTATCACGCTGTGCTTGTATGCAAACGTGGAATATGTAGGCATAGTTCAAAACAGGGACGACACTGTTACAACCATCTACGATTTTGGACACGTCACTGACTTACAAGACAAATTGACGTTTTTAGAACTGGCCAATACCTGGTGGTGGGAAAGCAATCGCAGCATACCCATCAACATTTTCTTGCGAGGCGAATGGGATCAATTCCGTCATACTTTGCGTACATTTTCAAACAAAGATCTGGAAATCTTACATGGACCTGCTTGTAGTTTGTTGGACATTGCTCGCAAAAAGAGCAAGAGAAAATCAATTACACTTGTACGTCGGATTGATTAAGCAGATTCATATGCAACGATACCAAGGCTGCGTAACTAATGGCATGTGCTTTTTTGAATGTGTAGCCCCGACTGGTATCTCCATCCCATACACTTGCAAACACTTCTGCCCAGGGCCTGCGCTGTAAGTGCGCTTTACCCGGACGAATAATTGATATAAAAGCAGCCAGTCTCGGTATGCTGTCTGGTTTCATTTCTTTCAACAAATCATAGTAATTGCCCACGTGCGCCAACTGACTGACCCAATGAGCATCAGTCCATAGTCGACTCCAAGGAGGAGTTGCGGCTAGCATAGCTTCGTAGTGTTCAGGTGTCTGAATCAAGCTGTACACACTCATGTTCAAAAAGTCCAGCTTGAAATAGCCGCGCTGTTCTGCTGTTTCATAATCAATAGCTGCACACTTATTCACAGGATCTTGTGGAATGTCTGTGACATACACTCCTGAATTGTGCCGACGCCCGTCACTTTGTCGTGCGGCTGTGTGCTGAATCAGACTCAGCACTGCATTGCGATCAGCAAAATCTAAATCAATATCTGCACTCATATCCACGTTTTTCAAGTTGGGCGTTAATATACGCTTCTGCCAGTAAATTCACAGGCGGAGCCTGTAGAGTCAAATTGTCACACAGTGTGTCAACTATGTGATCGCATGTTTGTTTTAATGCACAATATGGTTGTCTCGCCAAAAATTCAGTGTGTAATATTTCTACACGTTCCCAGTTATTATACACAATACCAGCCCACTTTGCAATGAGTTTTATGTGTTGTAAAAATTGAATTGGATCATAAAATGCAGCAAAAGGAAAAACATAAACCGACTTATCGATGTAATGTATCTTGTCAACTTGCTGTTTCATAAACCCTTGTTGGTCAGGATTTGCAAATCCAATTTTGAAAAAGTCTCTGAGAATATCTCTGGGACAATCTGGAGATTCAGCAGATAACTCAAGCAGTTGTAGCCGATGTTGTTCAATGCACTCCTGTTGAATATGTTCTGGCAGTTGCTTGAACTCCTGAAGTGTTTTTATTGTTGGCCAACTTGGATCTCGGACTGCGTTGTAACTGGTCTCAACTTGCCGAAAAAAGTATCCGTTGATTAAATCGGTTAACACATGACAATAATCCACATTGTTTAACTTGTTGTAAGTGTCAATTTCTAGGTCATCATTATCATAACCGTAATCCCCTGCTCGCAATAGGCTAATAGCGGTCAACGGCAACAGATCAGATTCTTGAATTTGTACACTAACTACCATGCGGCCTGGTATGTTAACATTATTATAAGAATAATGATCAGCAAAAAATACTTGTGGATTGATGTATTTTTTACTGTGTGCCGCACCTGCTTGATTGAATGGCAATGTGTCTTGAGTGCAGCCTGCCAAAGTGTTACACGCAAATTCTAAAAAATTACCATGAGAACCACCTTGAAAGTCTATTGCGATTCTATTGGGTTTGTCGACTACACTCATTGTACGTCACACAATGCCACAGCAATACGCACAGCTTCATCAGCACGATCTCTAGCTGCCAGGGCATCAGCCACAGTGGGATGTTGAGCTGCCAATGCTTTTATACGTTCTTCTTCAACCATGCGATTCTGTGCCCAACGTATGATTTCCCGTGTTTCACCGTCCAGTTCAATTGTTGGATAGCTGGACTGCAACGTCAGCCACGAACCGCCATCATACACTTCGATATTGCCATTGACGTAGCGAACCATTCCTGCACTGGCTCGTGTGTTGTCAATATAAGGAGCACTATAGCTACTGCCTGAAACCGTTATACCTGAACCGCCTGTGATGTTTCTAATCATGTTACCATCCTGCTGAAGTTAAAATTTGTTGTGCATATGCCTTGTCATCGGGATTCTGTTGTAGCTTTTTGAGCCACACATCCGAGTCAATATAGGGCCAGATCATACTGACCTGTTGAGAATGCAAACTGGCCAAGAACTGCTGCCCTGAATCACTACAGTATATGGTCCATGGGCTGAGTCTGCCCGATGAAATAGCATAACACACAGCATGTATATTGCCATACCTCAAGCAGTCATGTGGAGCCGCTTGGTTGTTTTCTGCCCAGGTCATACTGTATTCAATGGCTCGGGCCAGCGCATCTTCTACAGCTTCTACTTTGAGATAGTCCAACAAGTATTCTGTGTACACACGATCTGAACACCAGAAATCAATCTTTTTGTTGTTCTTCAGCAACCATGTCATGAACTGACCTGGATTGATTGTGCGAGTGTCCACACAGTAGCGTCCAAACTTTACAAACGCACGATAATATGCACTGCTGGCAAAGTCTTCAAATGTTTTGGTCTTGGCGGATCGTTGCACTGTGGCATAGAATTTCACATAGGCCTGAAAGCCCAGTCGCACACCAGGCTCATGTTGTTCTTGGTGCCGTCGCTTGGGCTCGCACATGTGCACAGCCAGGCTGGTTTCTTTGGCAAAGGTCTTGTTGCAAAAATCACAGCTGAATTTACTTAGGGTCGTTGCCATGCTGACGAATGTATGCATCTAGTTCTTTTTTGGTTGTGATTGACGCCAACAAGTCAATCTCATCATTTTTCATGTGTGGAAACAGTTCGCTGAGTTGTTTCTTGAACGAACTGGCGCCAGGTTCTTTTTTCTTGGGTGCAATCCAGGGATGACGAGGCGTACCCATGTCCGGACTCACTGTTGTGGCCAACAACCACTGTAATTTTGGATGCTTGCCCAGATCAAAAAAGTGCTTGTTAAAGCGTTCGTTGCAACTGATAACATAGAACTCCTGCAGATCCCGCGACCCTTCAACAGAACTACCCCATCGTATCATGAGATAGTTTGAGAACTTCTTGCGTTCTTCAGCTGTGAGCTCGTCGTAGAAGTCTCTATTCTTGCGATCAAATTGTCGCATCTCGTTGGCAATGTTTAGTTTGTCACTCATGGGTTTTCTTTAGATTATACAACACAAATAGTTGATCCAGCAACTCACGCATAGCCGGATCTGTTTCACACATGGTCAACACTGAATTTATTTCACTAGCATACTCACGCATGGACACACTGTTATTGTCAGTCCAGCCAACCAACCGACGTTTAGTCTGACCCATTTCTCGAGCGTAGATACGATTGTCAACTCGTTCGTAAATGTAAGTGGCACCAGGAACAAGTGCGCCCATTAGTGATTCCGTTTACCGTCAAACACACAGTTGAATATCAAGTTCTGTTCACCGTCGTTGATCACTCTGTGAAATGCACCATCAGGAATCAGGACAATGTCGCCAGCATTGACTCGGAACTTTTGTTCGTCCACCATCATCATGCCTGTGCCTTTCACAAAGAAATAAACTTCTTCCTGGCCCTCATGACTGTGACCACGTGTGGCCTGGCCACGATACAGTTTGGTTGAACTCAATACAAGATTGTTTAAGGTCTTGTTGTCTTTGAGCAAGTAGATTTCGTTGTCTTTGACGATCTCGCCGCCAATGTCGTGTACAGTGTATTTGATACTCATATTACCAGGCCTTGTTGTAGTCTACGATTTCACAGTTGCGACTGACATCTTTTACAAAGTAAACACAGTCAGGCTCGGGGCTGTCGTTTAGTGGAACTGCCAGCATTTGCCCGTTCTTGAGCTTGGGTGCGTACCAGGATACCTCGTGATACACATCTAAGATTTCAATGTCAGGAAAACTGGGACGGAAACTGCTGAGTGGATTGAACTGAAAAACACGGAATCCACGATCATTGATTGATGTCAATGGCAACACTTCTAGGTCGCCTACTTCAGGTTCTCCAATCAAGATCTGCCAGTCCATGGGCATGCGAATTGTATTTTTGCCTATGCGCAACACCAAAGCTGGCGAGTTAAAACTTTCTAAAAAGATAAGTGGTATAAAATGATAGTCAGGATCCTTGGGGTCTGAATTGTCAAGGATAGCAAATCGCATGTCGTCAATTTCTTCGGGCAAGTGATCAAGATTGTAGTGTTGGTTGTCTAAGGTTAAAATTCTCATATGTATTAAGTGTATACGGTTTGATTGCAAATGTCAAGCAATTTTCATCCAGTCTAGTTTTTCTGCTGTGAACGGATAGTTGGCATCTTTGTAGAATTGTTTGCGTTTGGTCAAGTGACGCTTGGCAAACTTACAGGTGCTGGTTATGTCCCAGATCTGTACATGATCTTTGTCTTCTGCTTTACGAATTCCTCGTCCGATACTTTGGATAACGCGAACAAAGCTTTTGCCAGGTTCAACAAGAACCAAATTAAAGATACGAGGTATGTTGATACCAACAGCAGCTACACCGTATGTGGCCACAATAATTTTGTCAGTTGCATTGGCCACTTGATCATATTCGTCCTGTCGATCTTTTGATTTGGTGGCGCCTGATACAAACACTGCTTTGTCCCCTAGTCTTGCTACTAGTTCAGTTCCTGCTGCCACACGATCCACCAACACCAGCGTATTGCCTGTTTCGTTGATTTGCAACACCAGGCCAGCCATGGCATCTAGCCTGCCTTTTTCTTCCAACAAGTATTTGAGCTCACTTTGATAGTTGCTGAACTCCACGTGGTCCAGCAGTTGTACAATGTTCACATGGCACTGTGCCAACACCCCGCGGTCTTGCAGTTCACTGGCGCTGAGCTTGCTGATAACCGGTCCCAGGCTTACCAACAGGCTTTGGCTTTCAAACTTCTCTTTTGGCACTGTACCTGTGAGTCCCCAACGAATAGGAATACGGCTCATAACACCTGTAAGCATGGTCTTGAGTGCATCTGCCTTGGCCATGTGTACTTCGTCTACAATAACACATACCACACCTTCAATAAAGTCCAGCATGGTAAAGTCTGCTAGGCCGCTGGCTGAGTTTTTCATCAGCACGTTGAGACTTTGCCAAGTGCAAATGGTATGTGTTTTGCCCAGCTCTTTGCGATCACCAAAGTACACACCTACATCCAGTCCTAGATTGATGTAGTCCTTTTCAGTCTGTCGCACAAGATCTTTGTTGGGCACAATAATGATGGACCTACCATATTTTTGCACATTCCAACTCAGAGCCGCTGTCATTAGAGTCTTGCCAGCACCTGTGGCCACTTCTTGTATGCATTGCGGATTCTGCAAATAGTTGTTGACAATCTCCACTTGGTAGTCACGCAACTGAACCGGTTGTCCTGCCATAGGATGCCCCACAGGCCATAAGGTGTGTTGGAATGTGTCTTCCCGCATGGCATCAAATTCGAATGTGTTGGAGTAGTCACGTTGGTCATCCAGCTCAATGTCGTAGTCGTACTGCTCCAGGATGGGAATGATCTCGGGCAACAAGTTGATGTAGCTGGATCCGCCCAACTGAAAGTAAGCCACCTTGCCATCCCAACGGCCCAGTCTCACAGCAGGTTGATACCGTGCTCCGGGTATTTCATATTTGAATGTGTTTACTAACTTTTTGCGACAGTCAAGATCCAGACCTTCAATCTTGATATTGACTTCATCTTTAATAACTATGGTTGCTTGTTTCATTGTTTGTATATTAGTGATTGCATTTCTGCAGAGGTAGCTGGAAATACGTCTAGGCCATGGCACTTCAATTCGTATCCTGCGGCGCGGAGCAAATGCTGTACATATGCTTCGTCAAATATGGTCTGACACGGAGACTGGCATTCAAGGTTCTCTGCAGAGATAATTGTGTCAACCCAATTTATACAGTTTAGCTGAGAATTGTGAAATTGTTGACTCTTTAGAAAAGCAGCATGGTTGGAGTCAATTTTTATCTTGTCAGCTTTTACCGTCAACCCAAGTGCATGAGACACCCTTAAAATTGTATTATAAAAATCTTGAAAAATGTCATTTGTATTCAGTGAAATTTCTGTATGCGATAGATACAACTTGTTATTGCAAATATTTGCAAAACAATCTGCTAACCAAAATGAAAAGAATTCTCGCAATACCCAGCGTGGTGCTGATTCTATTGTGTCACAATCAACACCCCAGTTTTTCAACTTGACAAGTATGTCTTTTTGAGTAATTACAAAATCCATGTATTTTTTTAAATTAAAGTTGGCATTTTTGGCAAATTGGTTGTTGAAGTAGTCAAGGCAATGATTTGCCAACGGCAACACTGTAACCACTTGGGGTAATTTTTTTGGTAATCGGTGCACAACATTTATTTTTGTTTGTAGCATTAAATCCTGACGAATTGAATGACTGCTACCATATTGGCCAAACACAAACTCAGTTACTGGTCCAGGATTCAAGTCAGTG